CCTGCAAGTTCTTTTTCTTTTTTTTTTTTTTTTTATTCTTGATTGTAAGTATCTGGTAATTCTATATCTCTATAAAAACCTGCAACTTGTTGTTTACGTAAATCGTTTTCAGAAACTTTAATTACATGCATAACAGCATCTGCATCATCTAATGATGTAGCAGAATATGGCACCACTAAATCATCTGCAGGTACAAATTTAGAAACGGCTCTACCTAATAAATCATCGTAGTAAACTTTTTTAAATGCTGATCCACTTAGCGGTAGGTAGAACAGCATTTGATCAAACTCAGGTTCATATTCTTTCATCTTGTACATGAGTTGATAATTCATAAATTCTTGAACACGTTGTGATTGTTCTTCACGTTGTGTAGTTATGGCACCAATAATTCTAGTTCTAACTGGGCCATCAGCTGGTAATAATTCTTTGTATGCTTGTGCTTGAAATTGTGTAACTGCTTCTGCAAGCACAGGGTGAGTTACTCCCGATGCACCTTTGAAAGGTTCACTTCTATTGTTATATTTAAATCCTAAAAGATCTAAACCTTCAATATAAGATTTTTCCCAATCTTGTCTTGATGCTCTATAATCTGAATATTGTTTATTTAATTCTGATCCTAACGGTTGTAAAACTTCTTCTGGTAAAATTTCTGCAAGATTATCAAAGTGATCTTTTGAATTTGGTTGATTAACAGAACCTGGTTCAAAATTTACTTCGGCTCCACCATCTTCTTTTTCAGTGACAGAAACTTCTCCAGGATTAGGAATTGATTCTTGTTCTTGTACAACCTCTACAGCTGCTTCCTCTGGTTTCTCTATTTCAATAGTTTTAGTTACTTCGTTTGGAAGTGCTTTGTCTATTTCTGCCATTAATTTTCTCCAATCTTACGATTTTAACTTGTTTTAGTGGAACATTCAACCCTTGTGGTGTTGGCCCTGATTTGGGTGGTACCGTTTTTGTTAATTTTTTAACCATCAATAATAAATATGTTTTGACGAAGGTAAAGCACTATCTTCATAATCTTCAGGGTGATTTATCAGACCTCCTTCCCTAAATCGTTTGACAGCTTGTGTTGTACTATCTACCAAATCGTCATTTTCACCAAAAGGGAAAGCTGCGCATTCTTCGATAACTTCTTGAGCCCATTCTTCTCTTTTTGGAGCCCAGATACAACCGCTCTCAAAAAGGGGTGCAACTGAGTTTACTCTCGCATGTTTATCATTTCCTTTGCTTGGTGTAAAGGTAACAACTGGTATTCCCATCCTTCTAAGTTCAAAAGTCAGGGGTAATCCTGATGCTTTTGATTCTACTATAACGGTCTCTGGAGACCAATATTTATATTGTTCTAACGCTAATCTACGTAGTTCTGGGAACTCATATCGACCTTTTACACTATCTACTAGTATTAATTGTTTACCTTTATCCTCTAAACTAAACACGCCCCATGTTGTGATTGCACTATAGTCAGCAGTTTCTTTTTTTAAAAAAGCCGTATCATATGATTGTATAACATGTTCTAAAGGCGGTAGACTATCACTCTCCCAATCTTTCCACCACTCACGTTTTAATATTGCACCTTCTTCTGATGTAGGGTTTTGCATCCATTGTGCATTCCATTTTTTTAAACTTAATGATGATTTAACTTTATCTAATTCATCTTTCTTCCAATAACCTGGCCACAAAGCACGACCCGATGGCATGATTGCAGGGAACTCTATTACCTCCCATTTGTCAGAATTTTTATTAGATTGTGCTTTTAATAGTTCTCCAGTCAAATCATTTTTAGACCAACGTGTCATAACCACGATTATCGAACCACCTGGTTGTAAACGTTGTCGGGGGCCTGATGTATACCACTCGTATGCACGTTCAAAAGAATCTTTAGATAGAACAGTTTGCTCTGAGTGTGGGTCATCAATAATTAATAAATCTGCACCACGACCTGTAATCGCACCACCTACACCAGCAGCATAATATTCACCGCCCTGTGCTGTCTGCCATTTACCAGCGGCCTTTGAATCTTCTTGTAATCTTGTTTGAAATATTTCATTGTACTCAGGTGAATCAATAACGTTCTTTGCTTTTCTACCAAATAAGATAGCAAGTTCAGAAGTGTGGGTCGTTTGTATAATTTTTAATTTTGGATTCACACCAACCATGAATGCAGGGAGATATACAGATGCAAACTCAGACTTCGTATGTCTAGGTGGCATATTAATAATTAACCTTTTTAATTTGCCCTCTGCTATTTCATTAAACTTTTTTGCAACTTCTTTATGATGATAGCCTTCAATAAAATCAGGCCAAACATGTTTCACAAAAGATAGAAAATTTTTTTGACACTTTTCTACTTTTAATTTTTCTTGCCACTGTAATAATGTTTTTTGAAACTCTTTTTTGACAGGGTCTGGTAATTTATCAAATTTTTCTATGTCTATGCTCATATGGAACCAAAAAGTTTTTCCTCTGTGTTTATAACTAAAACTTACACTATATACAGAATATTAGGATCCCTTTTGTAGTATGTATAATTTATATTTTAAAAAAGTTCAATTTTTTAAATCGTGTTGGTACCTCTATTGGTGGGGTTAGGGGGCGTGCTTGCCCCGCCCTCCACCCTGTATCGGTTAGCTATGCGGTTTGTGCATATACCATATATAGTATGTGTCCATAATGGGTCGTTTTTGTAAATAGTTGTTGAATATAGATTTAGCTGTGGTATTGTACCATATTAAGAAAGGAGGAAATATATATGGAAAAAGTCTATATGGTCATACTCGCTGATAAAAGACACATCGGTCGACCTATGACAAGCGTGTTCGAACACAAATGTTTTGAACATGAGTCAACTGCAAATGCTATTGCTGATGCGTTGAATAAAGAAGACTCGGACGAGACAAAACATTATTCTGTTACGTCTATTGAAATACCGAGTCGTTTGATCGTAAGAAAAAGATCATAACAAAAAACAGCGGGGGTGAAATTCCCCCGCAGAAAGGTAGAGATGGTAAACTTAACAGACAAAGAAGACCGTCCGTATAAGACAAGACCGAGATATCACGAAAGACGTGTAACAGATATCGGGCTGTGTATATGGCAACTTAATAAGATGTTAAGAGGATCTGGTTACAAGATTACCAGAATAACTGGCGGGACAAGCGAATTAATTTTGATCCCAACGGGTTACAAAAAGGTAGAACTTGTAGATCCATTTACTGGTCTGGGCTATGTAAGATTATATCCTAGGCACAAGACTTTAGAAAAATGGGAAAAGATCATTAATAATTTAATGACTAGACCTGTTACTAAAGAGTGGATCATCAGCCAGTTTGTTAAAGCGGTTCAACCTAGCTATAGAACCTGGAATAACAAACCTGATTGGCCAGCGATCCATAAGAGAGCAGACCAACTTTGGAAAGAACACTTTCCGAAGATGTAGCAAGACGCGCGGGTCTTGTCCGACCAGTGGAGGCGATGTAAAAGTCGCCTCCATTTTTTTTGTTATTTTTTTATTTTTGTGGGTGGGGGCGGGACACGGGCTTCCCCACCCTCCTCATGCACCTGTGATATTTTTGCAACGCTATATGTTGTGTGTGTGGTAAAATTACAACACAATATCTAGTGGCAACAATGTTGACCTATATCAATATGTTGTGGTCAGAGGTACGGGGTACACACAAGATGTAGTTATGCAATTTTGGAATGTAGTAGAAATGCAACACTAAATTTTTTTTATTAAATAGCAAATAAATGTTTTTTTATTTTGTTATTTGGTGTATACATGAATTGCCTATTTTGTAGGTACTAGAAAGATATATTATGGAAAATAAACATAAAAATATAACTGACTTGAGCGCGTTTGATTACGAAGTTGTGCCAATGCCATTGGAAGTTAGAGACCCAGTGAACAAAGGTGAATTTTGCAATAACGCTATGAACAAGTTAGTTCTAGTAAGAAAAGGCAAAGAAGGTCAGAGTTCATCTATTGTAGGTGTACACTCTGAGAAATATAAACCGCAATCTACTTTTGAAATTTTAGAAAAGTATAATTCGGTTTTAACTGAAAATGTTGATTGCTCTAATGTTTCTATTACTGATCAAGTTTTAGATGGTGGTAGAAAAGCTAGACGATCAATTATTTTTAACAACTACCAATTCGAAGTGTCTGAAGGTGAAAAGATCGCGTTGAAGTTAGACCTTTATAATTCCTTCGATGGTTCGTGGCCGTGGTTCTCGGCCTTTGGGGCGTTAAACTTTGTATGTATGAATGGGTTAGTAAGTGGTCAGTTTGCAATGGTCATTTCTAAAAAGCATACTACAGGTTTTTCAATTTCTTCTGAAATTGCAAAAATTAAAAACGCGTCTCAAATGTTTAATAATGATATTGAGAAATTCAAAAAATGGACTCAGAAAAAAGTTTCATGGAATGAAGTTGAAAATGTCATTAAGCAAACAATCGCGTCTAAGCCTAAGTCATTTAAGCAAAGAGCGTTAAATGAAAAGGCCACACACTCTGAGCCTGTGCTCGAGTATGTGATGCGAGAATCAGCGAGACTATGCAATGGTAGTTTTAGAGATGCTCAAAACACGCCTTCAGTTTGGGACGTGTACAACGCGGCTACGCATTGGTCGACACACAACCAGGAATTAAGACTAAAAAAAGTAAATCCTGGAAGTAGAAAATCTGAGTTAGATTATGAAATGTCTGACATCAGAAAAAATGCGGGGTCTCATAATGTAAATCGAGACCGAGAAATAAAAGTTGCTCAGATGCTGATTAGTCAGCCGTGGCAACAAATGGCGGCTTAAATTAACAAGTACCTACAAATGGGCACCGCCAAAATACCCACAACCACAAGTTGTGGGTATTTTTTTAAATTTTTTTTATATGGGTGGGGGTAGGATACGGGCTCCCCTCCCCAACTCTAGCCCCTGCGATCTGTCAAGAAAAAAATAAAAAATATTTTTTTATGTTTGTCATATTGTTGCCATATTTGTATGGTTTTATGCGGTAAGAAAGGAAAATAAATAAGGTTGAAAAGTTATGGGAACAAGAGCAGTATATAGCTTCTCAGATGATAGAGAAACGCACCATGTTTATAAACATTGGGACGGCTATCCTGAGAACGCTCTTCAGTACATTTCTTTCGCAAAAGACAGAGCTTGGAAATTGCCTAGATTTGAGGCAGATGAGTTTGCTGCTAGTTTCGTAGCGGCTAACAAAAATGGTGAAGGGGACATAAGACTTACTCCACACTATAACAAGCATGGTGACCTTGATTATCGTTACGAGGTTCGTTGTCGGTTAAATGACAAAGACCTTCATGTTGTAATCTA